CTCCCACTCTACAAGTGGCTCTGTGAACTTCTCCGTCCCAATTGATCATTAAACTTTCCAATCCAGCATTGCATTTCCAACCTTTAAACTGATTTGTTTTTTCAATCAACAAGTCATTTGTGTTGCAAGAATCCTTTTCATCTATCAATGTGTTGTGTGGTGGGTTATGGTTTTGTGCTACCAAAAAATCTTTTTCTTCTGCAGAATAACGTTCCATATCTTCAAAAATATCATGCGTTTCTGTCCAACGAATTGGACGTAGAGCATAGTTTATTCCTGCTTCTTTTAGGCGTCTACAAGCGTCAGAGACGTCATCTAACTGCCCTGGTAACATCATTACGTGTGCTAGTATATTTTTATTTTTTGTTTGTTGTGCGACGTTTAAAACGGTTTCTATCACCTTTTGGTAGTCGTATTCGAAGTGTATAGAGAACACAATATGGTTTATCAGTCTATCCAAAATATCTATGTAGAACTCTGCAGTTCTTGTTCCGTTTGTGGTCACATTTAACCAAGACACTTTTGGTTTAGCATACTCCAATAGTTCTAAAATTTTTGGATGCACACAAGGTTCTCCACCTGTAAAACTGATTCGCATGTTGTTGATTTTGGAAAGTTCATCCACAGCATTTTTTAAAATGTCAATGTCTGTGTGAGGACTTGTATTGTCATGTATCACTGCTGGACAATAAGAACAATCGTAATTGCATCTTTTTCCAAGATTCCATTCAACTTTTACACTCTGTTGTATGTGAGGATATAGATGTTCAACTTTAAACATAATCTTGAAACTCCGGATTTATTTTTTCAAACGGTCCTTGGTTTCTTGTTAGATCAAGTTTTCTGTTAAAGTCTACGCAATCTTGCCAATATTGATTAAGGTCTTTTGCTTGTAAAAAATTAATGTTATCTTGTATTTGTTGTTGTGTAATTTTTTCCAATACTGGGTGTTGTTTTACTATTTCATAATCTTTAATCTTAGGTTTCATTGCCTCTAATTTTGCTACCACTTGATCTTTTAATGCTTTGGGTAGAACCTGTGCCGATAATGCTCTAGGATAATTTACTCTGTGACTGTAAAACACAATCTTCATATCATTTAAAAAATAGTCAATCACTTTGTCTATTTGTAGAATATTGTTTGCTTGTACAGTAAAAGCACCCACGATTCGACTGACTGTTGGAATCTTTTTCATTTCTTTAATATTGTATTCAACATCCGAAAACTTTCCATTACCTCGAATGTATTCATATATGTCATGCAATCCGTCTATGCTTACATTGACAGCAACACTTTTAAACTTGGGCCAATAGTCATGCACTGTTCTTCCGCCTTTGATTCCTAATTTAGTGCCGTTGGTTGCATATTTTATTTCAATGTTATCTCCATTCTTGGATAACAAATCTAATATTTTATAATGCACAGGATCCATTAACGGTTCTCCACCTGCAAATTCTACACGTCTAAAGTAAGGTAAAAGTTTTTCAAGGTTTTCCCAAAAATGATCTTTATCTTCAAATATTCCTACATAAGGTGCTTTCGTTAATCCTAAATTTTCAACAGCGTCTACTAGATAGTTTCCTTCTTTTTTGTAATGATCAACAATAGACGTCCAATCTTTCCATTGAGTAGAATCTAAAGGATTACACATTCTACATTTTAAATTGCATAAGTTATTAATTTTAATTTCTATTGTGGGCAATTCAAACGGCATTGAATAATCATCGTTAAGTTTGTCTAATGCATTTGGGTATAAATTAATTCTAGATTCCGGAGATGAATCAGTAATATGTCTTTGACGCAGACTTTGTACTCCTTGATCTTCTAAATCAAAACAAGGTTCACACACATCTGGACGTTCATCGTTTAACACTTGACGTCTTACATCTTTCATTTTGTCAGAGTTCCATGCTTCTTCCAGACTCATGTCTTTTATATTGCCTATAGGAAGACTACGACAGCAAACTTTAATTGCTCCGTCTTCTCTAGTAGCCAATCCTGTGAAAGGATGCATACAAAAAGTACAACTGTTTTTATTTTTCTTCATCTTCTTCCCAAGGATCTTTGGGATTACTCCAATCTTTTCCAAAACGCCACATAGGCGCTTTTAAGGTTTCAATATCTACTTCATAGAAATCTTCAATAGGTCCTGCATCAATGTCATATTCTACAAAACCTGACCATGCATGTTGAGACACTATTAATTGTATTTTATCGTATTTTTCTTTAAGCAATCTTATCAATTGATTCTGTTTGAATACTCGTTGCTTGGTTGGGACAAACGGCACTGTTGGCTCATAAGCAAATATGTTACTGATGTTGAAGATAACATTTCGATCATTTTTTGGGTTGATTGTGAATTCATTTAACAAATCGCACTCAACAAATTTAAATTTAATTTTATCTTTAATGTGCCAAAGATGTCTAAAAGTTTCAAAATGTTCCGCTACTTCTAATTTAGAATTTAACCAGTCTGGTGTTTTGTGTCTATTACAAGATTGTAAAAATTTATGATAATCCCCGCCATCAAATTTTTGTATTGTTTGTTCCATGTAGTACAATGCGTTAGGATTGTAATCATAAAACACAACTTCAGTACCTTCGTCATAACCATGTTTTTCCAGATACAATAACCAGTTAAATCCACTGGCAGGTGTTATTAATTGTTTAAGTGTGCCTGTGTGGACAGACTGTAATTCTTCTGTATTGATTGGGTAAAACAATCTATTCGCACTTTGATTATATTTTTTAAATATCTGTTTACTGTTTTCATTGAAGTCTGTTTCATGTACAGCATAATAACATTTTTTACTGGCACGTATTGCTTCATCAAACACTATAATGTTTTCTTTATTGTCCAGTGCAGTTCTAATAATGTTCCATCCATGCCATTTGTGTTTGTACGTTTTAAGTTCATTGCCGGGTTTTACCCATAAAGGCGTATAATCATCATGGAAATTTTCATCACTCCTGATTGGTTCTGTACTAAAATGTTCTGAGTTTCGTTCAAGATCACCTATTGTAGGTAATTCTAATTCTTTATGTTTTTTTAAATTGATCACATAACATTGTTCATGAAGTTCATAGTATCCGTCTTTTCTATCTAACACATGACCGGCTATATAAAAATCTTGTTCAATCAGTTTGTGTAAATGTTTGAAGAATGCACCGCCCTGAAATTCTGTGTCAGGAGTAAACACCACAGCATAATCATAATCATCAACCATCTTGGCTATGGTGGCATCTTCAGATATTGAAATCTGTACATCATATCCCATTGTGTTTAAATTTCCAATTTGGTATTCAGTGATGTTTTGAATTAATTCTTTTGCTGAAACATTTTTAATTGCGTGTAAATTAGTTTCAAGAATAAAAACTATATTGTGTTTTTTATGCTGTGCATTATAATCGAACGCCATACTTTTTTATACTCCTATCTAATAATGTGTTAAATTCAGTTCTTTTGTTGCCAATGTGTGCTTGAGCAATCATGTGTATTCTTTCAACATTGGCGTTGTTTATTACTTGATGATCTTTTAATATATTAAGTAAAAATACTTTGCCATGTCTAAAAGGCACAAGACCGTGATCTTTAATTTCCATATAACATAGAGCAGGGTGTAAAATAGCAACATTGATAGGAATCAGATATTCGCACAAATCTTCTGGCAATTCATGTCCTGGATTATCATTGTGCCAATCAATTCTTCCAGCAGGATCCAATTTCATAAATCTTATTCTACTGTATCTTTCAGCAGGAAATTTATCCCAAAACATTTTTACTGCCGGAGTCTCCTGTGACAACTGTGTCCATTTGTATGGAGCATTTAACTCATCATCATAACCATATTCTTTTGCCACCTGTGTTTTATCAATCCCCAATCCATGCAGACAACAACTGCTCCATCCTTTGTGTGATTCATTCTCTCTGTGAGGCACATAATGTTTGTCCACTTTTGCTAATTCTTTGTCATCAACATACGGATTAAAATCCATATCTAGTTCCAACCACGGCAGTGTACCGTCTTTGAATTTGTCAAAAACTCTAGTTGCTGTATCCATCTTTTGCTCCTAATATCATAAATCTTTTGTATTTTTCTGTAACCAACTCGGAAGCAGATGAAACCTGCAATCCGCAATTTTTTTTAAATGATAATAAACTTTCATGACAGTTTACATGCTCTTTGTTATCAAAATAATCATTGCTTTGTATTATAACCTGCGTTTGGTTAGGTAATTTTGCAATCCATTTATTGTATTCATCTTGCGTCATGTGTTCACAAGCAGTGTTTATTATCACATTATGTTTGTGATAGTTTTTATAATCTAAAATGTTTTCTGTAATTGCTTGGAATTTACCAGACATTTCATAATCTTTGTTCATTGTGTTAGCAATAGATTCACATGCAGGGTCTTTGTCTATTGATGTTATTTTTACAATGTCTAATTCGCTGTTGAATAGCAATGTAGATAGCACTCCGTTCCAACCACCACACACAACAATATTATATGGCAATCTTTGAAAATACTTCTGCAATGTTTCAATCAACCAAACTTTGCTGTTGATTTGTCCTTTCCAAAAACTTTCAAGAGTGCGATACCTGTCATCAGATTGTCTAATAGCATCCATCCAATACAACACATCTTTAATATTAATTTTCAAATTGAGCTCCTAGTTTATCAAAAGATCCACATTGTTTACCACATTCTTGTAATGGTGAGTGACCCCAAGTTTTTTCAATCTTATCAAAGTATCCATTATCAAATATTTCTTTTAAACTGTTTTTATTTAGGTTAGGAAATTCTCCAATTCTTGTCATGTAGTCTATTCTGCTTTCTTGCATAGGAGGAATCCATTCCATATCTAACCAACAACAAGGTGAAACATTGCCACAGGCACTCACGTACAACTGACTGTTTTTCACTGCTTTACACACAATGGTTGGCGTGGTTTCTTTTTGCGACTGTTCAATTAATGGAATCATGTCATTGCTTTTTTGTGTAGGTTCTAATTTATGCAAAGGTTTTCCTTGCTCATCTATAACTTGTAAACTATCATTTTTAAATCTAGAAGTGTGTTTTGTAGAAAACATTTTAAATCCTAGGTCTTTGCTCATTTGTTCTGCTTCTTCCACTTGATGTTCGTTGTGTTTGAACACCAACATGTGCCATTTAGCAAATCCTCCAGCGGCAATAAATGCTTTTGCGTTCTCAATAATTTTATCAAAGTTTGTGGATATTCTATAAAGATGATTGGTGTCTGATAGTCCATCTAAACCAAAAGTAACTTTCACTCTTTCTTGTGCTAATTTTGTCCACCATTCAGGATCTCTAGCACTGCCATTTGTGTGCATCGCAAGTCTTATAGCGGGATTAGTTGCTCTAAGGTGTTGATATATTTCCAGTGTGTCTTTGCTTACAATAGGATCTCCTAAGTTACCACACATAAACATACTGTCTATTTGTTTTATAAAATCTTCAGGAAACCATTTTTTAAATGTGTCCAATGTTATTTCATCCAGATGTATGAAAGGATTTAATGGACCTCCTTGTATTCTTCTAGGACACATAGGACATTTGGCTTGACATTTACTCGTAATTTCTAAATGAACATCTTTTATGTCTGTAAGTTTATACATTTGTTCTTTCCTTTTTAAATAATTTTGATTGCTTACGACTAATTTCCATTATAACTTCTTCATTTTCTATGGCTTCTAATTTGTCTAACTCCCTTGATTTAGGAATTTTACTATCAGCAGAACTGACGCAAGTTGGTGTGATACACTTGTTAGGATTTTTAAATAATTGAAATCCTCCATCAATTGTTCCCAACGGTTCATCATGACAACTGTATGCTCTTTTAATTTCACCACCCGGCTCTCTTACAATACAACTTTGATATCCTGCATTACAAGTCCAGCCTTTAAACTTATTGAAGCCAAATGCGTTGAACCTTTCTGCTTGATCTAGTTCATAGAAGTTTTCTTTGTGATCCATAAGTTTTATTTGACCAATTGTTGAACCATCATTTTTCTTTAATGGAAATCCTGTTTTCATTAATTCTATTTGTTCATCACTGTAACCTGTCACAATTTCACTTGCTGATTCATTGCTTTGTGGTTTTAGTGTAACATTTATTCCTCTATCGTTGAATCTTTTACATCTATCATATAGTTCATCAAACAAGTCTGGAACCATTACTTGGTTAATTGTAACATAGACGCCTGCATTTTGCAACATCAAAAGTTTGTCTCCAAAAGTTTGTTCATCTGCAAACTCATGATGATAACTTGCTGTAATACTTCTACGCATGAGAGATTCTGTGGCTTTAAGCCAAGTGTTCCACCATTTTATTCCCGGTGAACAATTTGTTGTCATGTGAATACTTTGGTATTTGCTTCTATCATCTGAAGCATAATGTCCAATTAAAGGTAAAAATCTTTTGTATGCTGTTGGTTCTCCACCTGAAAAACTAAAATGGAAACTGTTAAACCCATTACTTCTTGCTTGTGATTTTATTTCATCCATTGTCTTTTTGTAAACGTCTAATGGTCGATGGTCTAATTTTTTAGAATGGGCATAAGGCCAACAGTATGAGCAATCATAATTACAGAATCTACTCAATATCCAACTCACATTAAACACGTTCTTCCATATCATGGTGCGTTGTCCGAATTGAACAATGTTATCAAATGGTATTTTAGTAGTAGGTACTGACACTGCAGGTCTCCTCAAAATGTTTTTTTAACCAATCAAAATTATTGATATAATTCAATTTGTCTTTGTTTTCTATGCCAAATTTTTTACCAGACTTTGCTCCTTCAATTGCAAAATCACCATAAGGTCTATCTGCACCTTTACTACACCATACATCTAATCTTTGTTCTGTTTCTTTATCCTCTTGTCTATCGATCACTTTCGAACTTAATTTTACACACTCCCTAAAAGCACTTTTCCAAGCACTGAAAGGATCTGAATTAAATGCTGTGATGTTTGATACTTGTTTTATTGCTTTAAAATTTTTAGAAATGCTTGTGGTCATGTCTGTTGTATCTGTGTCTAGTGCTAATGTTAAGTTCTTTGGCAATAGTTTTACTCCACCATATCCATACTGTAAATCATTGATCGGATTACGACTCTGCCACACATGAACTGTTTCTAAATTGTATTGATCTACATCATAATCAAAATTAAAATCATTTACAATTTGTGCGTCAGCATCAACTACCCAAAACATTTTTGTAACAGATGTTTTTGCGGCTTCAATGTGTGCTTGATGAATACCTTTTACTCCTTGTACACGTTGAGCAATAGGGAATCGTTCACACAAAGTTTTATAATTATGATCTGCTAATGCTTCGTTGTAACTTATAAACACAATATCGTACATTATAATGTTTTCCTCATTATTCTTGGAGTATTAAGATAAACCTTTTTAAAAAATTTGCTTTGTTCCACAGTTAATGGTTCAATAGGCAGTTCAATGTCATGTTCGTTAATAATCTTTTTGCCTAAGTCAATACTGTCTTTATAAAAATCAACTTTAATGTCATCATGAAGTTCAAACTTCCAATACTTTTCAAAATATCTATATTCATTTGCCTGACTAAAGTCCCAATCTGTACACATTGTAAGATAACAACCTGTCCTAGCACCATGAATAGCATGAATGCCGTAAGTGTTATCCATGCCCACTGTCATCCAGACAAGTAATCGTTGATAATTTTGCCACCATAAGTCTTTTGGTGCTTGTCTAACATTTTTATCCAAACTCATTTTTACACCTTCTCTAAATCCTGCTCTCCAGGCTTGGTAAGCAGATCCATCTATGTAACTGGTTGAATAGTTATCGTTGAATTGATAGTAATTAGGAAAATGACAAAATTCTATTACATTTTTATTGTTACTTCCTTCTAATCCATCATGATTCTCATGTGTTTTCATATTTTTAACAAAGTCCTTGGTCCAACATTTTAAACTGCCATTGCCATATTTTAAACCATTTAGATCAATATTGCCGCACCAACTGAATTGATAGGTGTTGTCTACGCCTAACGATTTTAAATCTACTATTACATTAAGAAAGTCTTCATGCACCTGCGTATCTGCATCCACTGTTATAAATCTTTCTGTGTCAGATATCTCTGCCGCTTTTTTATGTGCTGTGTCAAAGCCTTTTACGCCATGCACACGTTTTGCCCAAGGGATTTTTCTTTTTAAATCAGCAAAATTTTTTTCAGCATTGGGCTCATCCACACTTAAAAATACAAAATCCATTTCAGATATCTTTAAAATCATTGCGTTACCTCATATGAATAATTGTAAATCTTACGACAAAACAATCTGGGCGTGGCAGTTGAATTATGATCAATCTGCATATTACCATTTGTGCATAGTTCTGACAAGTCGATATTGAATGAATAATCAAGCACACTGGTGTTATCTGCCGGTGTAGTAAAAAATTTAAACATATTATTTTTTTGTGTTACTGTTTTTTGAATCAAGTCTTTTAATTCATCATCGATACTGATATTCCATTTTTTATTTTTTAAGTCTAGCATAAATCTAATACATGAATCTTTATCATTTTTTACTATCTCATACACTGTTTTGTTTATGTGATCGACTTTTTCTATTTCTGTTTGAGTTTTAGCATTGACAACATACTTAGATTCCACAATATACTCATTATTTTTAAATGTAACTTTGTAGTCTGCTAAATGCTTTGATCCTACATGTATTTGATCTGCTAATTCTTTTGTAATTTCTACACTGTGACCTTGTTTTTGAACACTGCAACCTAGCACCTCATCAGTTTCCGGATCAAAATGGAAATAAAAATTAACTTTAGGTCGTATTACATCAAATTCTAGTGGAGGTCTTATTTTCATTGTAGATGCTCCAACACTTGGTCTGTTAAAAAATTATCTTCAACATAATGGAATAATCCAGATTGTTTTATATTACCTACAAATAACTCAGATTGCGAATTGAGATTGTAATCAAGTTGTTCAGTCCATAAATTCATCTGGCTTTGATAGTTCTGTATTTTAGGTTTCATGTGCGTAAACGTTAAATTGTTATGTTTGCTGAAAACCTTATGCTGGATTCCTAGTATCTTTATTGCTATGGCAGTGGCAACATCCATACTGCACCAGGATTGTGTTTTATTTTTTGTAAAACGTTTGCTGTACAATTCATAATTTGTAACAATGTCTTTTAACAAGTTAAAAAATATTTCATTGTTCTTACATTTTTGAAAATAATGAAATCCACAATACACATTAGGTAATGAATTTTCAACAAATACTTTTCTATAATAATCACTTGTTACCCAATCATTTCTATAAGTTTTAATATCATCTTTAATTTCTTTAATTTTATTTTTAAATTGTGGATTATGGTTTCGTAATTTAAAAAAATCATCACTTATAGAATTCAACTCTTGAGCTGCAGCATGAAATTTTAAACCTCTATTTGTTGCAGGGATTAAAGGGACTTCTATTGTATTTTCTATAGATCCAGATCCAGCATTTACCTTTGTAATTCCCCAACCACCTTCTTCATTTACTGCTTTAAGTCTTTCATTAAGCTCTTGTTCTGTTTCAAATGGATAATCAGGTTTTTGAAAATTTTCAGTTAAAAGGTTAATTTTACCAGTGATTTCAACTATTTTTTGTTTAGTTTCATTTTCAAGCAAATCTTCATTAGTTAATAATGGTATTAATTGATTAGTTTTATTTATAAAACTAACAAGAATAGTTTTTTGTTGATTATTTAGTTCAGTTGAATTTTGTATTT